GCAACCAAATTTGTCATTGTACTGTTTCCACCAAATATACTAGCACTTGAAACACTTGTACTAAATACAGCAGTTCCATTAACGTCTAATGTAGCAGTTGGAGCAGTAGATCCAATACCAACACTTCCACCAGTTGTAAAGATTGAACCAAGAGTATTACTATTTCCAATACCGGCAAATACAGAACTAGCCAACACAACTCCTGCAGAAACATTTGTATTAACTATATTAGTTGCAGTAATGTTTACAACAGTAAGAGTACCAGCTACATTAATATCACCAGAAAGATACAACGATCCACCAGTAATAGTTGTACCAGCAATAACAGATGAACTAACCGTTGCGTAATTTCCGAAACTTGCATTAATTGTACCAGCAGTCATATTTGATACTAAAATATTTGTACCAGTCATATTTGTATTCAATAAATGAGATACAACTGCATTAGTTGAAGTCATATTTGTATTTAATAAATTACTATTAGTTTCATTAGTTGAAGCGATGTTTGTAATAATTGCATTAGATGAAGTAATGTTAGTATTTAATATATTTGTTAATACTGCATTCGTTGAAGTAATATTTGTATTCAATAAATGAGATACAACTGCATTAGTTGAAGTCATATTTGTATTTAATAAATTACTATTAGTTTCATTAGTTGAAGCGATATTAGTAATAATTGCATTAGTTGAAGTAATGTTTGTGTTTAGTAAATGAGATACAACTGCATTCGTTGAAGTTATATTTGTATTCAATAAATTACTATTTGTCTCATTTGTTGAAGATACATTTGTAATAATCGCATTACTTGAAGTAATATTTGTATTCAATATATTTGTCAAAACTGCATTTGTTGAACTCATATTTGTATTTAATAAATTACTATTAGTTTCATTAGTAGAAGCAATGTTTGTGATAATTGCATTAGATGAAGTAATATTAGTGTTTAATATATTTGTTAAAACTGCATTAGTTGAACTCATATTTGTATTTAATAAATTACTATTAGTTTGATTTGTGGAAGAGACATTTGTCATAATTGCATTGGTTGAAGTAATATTTGTATTTAATATATTTGTTAAAAGAGCATTTGTTGATGTCATATTTGTGTTCAATAAATTTGCTGATGTTTGATTAAATATATTTCCATTTGAAACAAGTAATGAAGAAATAGTTGCTGTAGTTAATTCAGCATCTGTCACACTAAATGTTGCTACCAATAAATCAGTTACAGCTAAATTAGCAATTGTTGAATTACCTGATACCCATAAATTTTGTGCTGTAACATTAATAAAAGCACCTGTACCATTTACATCCAATAAATATGAAGGAGCAGTTGTTCCTATACCAATATTACCAGCACTATTTACACGCATTCTCTCACCACCAACAGTGTAAAAATATAAATTTCCATCTGTTGTACTAGGAGTCTCTGATGCTAATATTTTTGTTGTCTGTGCTATATCTATAACACCTCCCAATGATCCCCAAGCATTACCTGGTCCATATCCCTCAAATTGCTGAGTTTCTGTATTATAACGTACATAACCTGCAGCTGGAGTTAATGGTCTAGATGCTAAATTACCAGTTGGTATTTTCATAACAGGACCTCCAACAAATAAATTACCAGTTACATTTAATGAACTCGCTGTTAAACCTCCCTGCAAAACTGTCTTACCACCAACGTATGTATCACCACTTATAGACGCACCCCCATAACTTATTAATGACCCTGTTGTTAATCCAACCGCCGCCGATGTATCTAAAATAATGATAGGTTGATTAAAATATAAACTTGCTAAATATTCCATTATAATTTATACTATTTAGCAATAAAAAAATAAAACGCGAAATTGCGTTTAAATTAACTTAAAAAATAAAATCACATTCTTATACAATTATCCTTTATAAAATTAAAAATCCCCATAGTAATACACCATACTTCAATATATTTTCATGTCCACTAGATACTTTATTATCAAAAACTGCTGTAGACGTAAATACACTATCATCAAAATTTGATGACTTTGATGTTGATGTTGATGTAAATGTAGACAACGAAATAAATATACTGTCATCTAATTCAAAATGATCATGTAATTCATGACCAGAAGGATTGTCATCTTGTGCATTTATCATAGTTATACTTGTTAAAAAAAATAAATAATTGCTTAGCTTCATTTTTATTTATATTTTACATATATATTTTTCATTTTTTTTATAAACGCGTAAGAGTTTCATTTAATCCACTCGACGTAACTCTATTAAATACAACTTCTGTTTCATGTAATTCACTTATAGTCCTCACACCTAAATAACTCATTCCTGATCTCATACCATTACAAATTCTATTTAACTCATCTATTACATTACCTTTATACTCTACTTCTCCCTCTATACCTTCTACATAAAAATTTTTGTTTAAATCTCCACCAGTCCTTTCCTGTTTAGATAAATTTGCATACATCGATGCCATTCCCCTATAATATTTAAACCTCTTACCAGACTTGTATATAATATTTCCAGGACTCTCTTTTGTCCCAGCTAAAGACTTACCCAATAAAACACACCCTGATCCAACTGCCAATGCCTTAAACTTATTTCCTACTTTACCACAATGACCACCATCACTTATCATCGTCACATCGTATTCTTTTGCCACTTTACTACACTCCATTAATGCAGAAAATTGACATACACCTATACCAGTTTGAATCCTTGTAGAACAAATACTTCCTGCACCAATATTCACACGAATACAATCAGCACCTGCTTTACATAAAAACTCAAACCCAGCTTTAGTACAGACATTTCCTGCCATTATTGTCACACTAGGAAACTCCTTCTTTAATTCCACTATAGCATTATACATCATCTTATTATATCCATTTGCTATATCTATACATAAAACATCTACACCAACTTTCACTAATTCTTTAGATCTTTCCATGTAATCATTAATACCAACAGCCGCCCCTACCAATAATCTACCATTACTATCCAATGAAGCTACATCCTTATTTTTATAAAAATATACTAAATTCTTTAATACCACTAATCCTATTATACTGTTATCACTATCTAAAACCGGAACCTTTTCAACTTTATACTTTTTATAAATATCCATTATTTCAATTATATCATACTTTTCTACATATTTTACCCTTTCTAATGGAGTCATTATATCTTTAACTAATACACTATTTAATCCACCTGATACATGATGAATTTCTATATCTCTTTTAGATACTATTCCAACAAACTTTTTATTTTCATCCACAACCATTATACCACTTGTATTATACTTACTCAATAACTCCTCTAAACTACACGTGTAATCTATCGTATAAGGTCTTTCTATCATATTACTTAAATGCCTTTTTACCATTTTTATCATACTCACTTGACTCTCTAAACTCTGAAATCTATGTATTATACCCAATCCACCACTCATAGCCATCTCTATAGCCATTGAATCCTCTGTAACTGTATCCATTGGACTAGATATAATAGGTATATTTAATGTAATCTTATCTGATAATTTCGTCTTTAATGATATATCAGCTCTTGATTTTATATCACTATATCTAGGCTCTATTAATATATCATCAAACGAATAAGTCTCTTTTATTTCATTCATCTTTATGCTTTTTAAATAATTATTTTTAAACTAAAAAAATAATCATTTTATTATTATTTACTCGTAAAATCTAACACTATTAGACATTCCTGTACGACATTTACAATTCGCTGGACAATTATATGTACCAGCTCTTCTAGCATTTTCATCACATAATGAACAATCTAATACTAATCCCTTTAACGCCGGTACATAACCCGACGGACATTCATCACCAGTTATTTTATATCCCCCAGGTGTTGCCCACTCTGCACCCGTCGCTACCATCTTTTTATAAGCTCTTACATACACTGTATCCCATTCAACAGAATTTGTAGAAAACTGTTTCATTGCCGTAGATATCTTTATATTTGATTCCGTCTGTTCTACTTTTCCTTGACACGTTCTACCCATCCAAGCATCATGAACCGTATACCACCATTGTCTAGATGTTAAATCCTTACTAAACCATGATACATCTTCCATATCAAATTCCACATCTATAACTAATGCATCATTATTAACTGTTCCCATCAATGGTACTATTTCTGTTTCAAAAATATCTAACTCTCTCTTCCTTAACTCAGGACTAGTAAATCTACACATACTCTGTAATCTATGAAACTCTAACGTTTCTAAAGGCATACTACTTCTAACCGGTGGATTATTTATTCTTATATTTGGTGAACAAACATCTTTAAAATATTGATTCGACCATCTAAACATCCTCAAGTCCGTACAAGGTTCCAACATCGGATTGCACATTGTACCATTCATCCTTATACATCCCCTATTGTCCACCAATGAATGTGACCCCATCAATGCTGTTAACTCCTCAACCGTCAAATTCCACTTGTTAGAAAAAGAAACAAATGAATTCATATCTATATTCGACCCAGGTAACGCCTTTGCCGGATTCGGCTCCACTGTATCAAATCTACCTACCAAAAATGGATCTTGTTCATTTAATGTAATTATCTTTGGACCACCAGAATACTCTGTAGCTATCGCACCACATACCGCTATTACATCTGCAACTGATGTATTATATCTCTTCGCTAAAGCTAATACATTCTTTGATAATAAAAATGCCCAACTATCATACGCATTTTCCTGCCTATTTATCTCGTCTAATGTTAAAAACAATGACCCATCAGCACCACCAAATCCTTCAGATATTGATAACGAATCATGTGCTGAAGCCCTAACATAAAAATTACATAATCTTCTATCATATCTACAAGTCGCTCTACATCCAGATATTACACCATTCCAATCAACCCTTGTAGGATCATAAGACATTGTTTTAGGTTTCCAATTCGGCATCTTAACTTGTAAAACAATGGTTTCACCTTCTTTTATAACAATATTTGAATCAGACGTTATCTGAGAATACACACCACAAACTAATGACAATATTAATAATAATAATTTCATTTTTAAAATTATTAATATCTAATAACATTTTTTTTATATTATTTAAACGACCATTATACACTCATTTTCATTAGTAACTTTACCTCAAATTTATTTGGCCTTTTACCCAAATAATTATATAATATATTATAACATTCTATATTAGAATCCATACATCCTTCCATTTCTAATATATCTTCTACTAAATTCTTATATTCATTATTTATATAATAATTGTATCTATATGATTTATCTAATATATACTCTTCTTCTGTTCTATCTAAATTTCTACATAATCTCGACTCTATTACTAACTTTATCCTACTAAAATATACTTGATCTTCACACGAATAATAAAAATCCTCCATAGAAATATTATTATCAAACTCTAAATTACATAAATCAAACATATAATATATATTCTTTTTTTTATTTACTAAATTACTTCGATATCTTAAATCACTTATATATATAATATCACTTAAACTATCAGTTTCAGGAATTTCCTCATCTATTTCAAACAAATTTAATATAATATCACATAAATCTTTATTATCCATCTTAAATATATCATTTACCCATTTATTTTTTACTATATCATCACTTTTCAACATTTCTCTATATTCTATGTTTTTGTCATCATTAATTACATCTTCTAACATTTTTAACGATTTATTTTTTATTAATTTCAATAATATAATCTTGTAATCATTATATGTATCTACTCTTATCATCTAATTATTTAACTTATTTTTAATTTTACTTTTATACTTGAAAATAAAATTAAAAAACAATTTATTATTAAACATATCCATAATATGTTCCATCAACAAATTTACATAAACCACCTTGACACGTCTCTCCATCTATTAAATTATGATTTGTATCACAAACCACCCCATTTGGTTTTCCCACACACCCAATATTCTTTAATGGAAATTCTTCTCCAAGACCCAGCCATACTCTATTACATACTCCACCTAAACATACAGACTCATATTCCACATTAAGAGGTGTGCAATCACTTCCATCTGGTGCTGTAATTAAATTACACGACCCACTTACAGGACATCTATATGTCTTACACTTTGGAACAGGTACTGTACTTACAGTTAATCCAGTATTACATGTTCCAGCAAAACATACACCTGAAACACCTCCCTTTGAACATAATACAAAATCTCTAGGCTCTGTACACGTACCCTTTTGAGCATCGCACTTTGTACATGCAGGGCATCTTAATGGACAATTTTGAGAAAACACACTAGCACATAACACCAAAAACAAATAATAAAAATACATTTTATTAATTTAATAAATCTTTTGTTTTTAAATAGATTTATTAAATTTATTTAATTTATTTAATTTAAATAATAAAATTAATTAATTAATTCATCTATTTCCAACACTCTTATTTCATTATTAATAATATTTAATTCTGACAACTCTAAATTTATAATAAAACTATCTATATCTGGATACTTTTCCTTAATCGAATTAAATCCAAATCTTATCTTCTCAATATCAATATAAAACATTTCCTTTTTATGTCTTATATCACTTAAAATCTTAAACAACTCCTTTTCCGCCAAATGACAATCCGTTACCCTCTCAAAATATAATAAATCATAATCCGGATAATACGTTCCATATCTACTTGCTAATTTATTTTCAACATCAATTTCTGTTTCTTCCATTTTCATCGATATCTTACCTATTTTTACAACACTTCTACCATTAACCATTATCTTTGGATCAATACAATATATATACCCATCATTCTTATAACCATTTTTTAATAAAATATCCATTTTAGAATCTTATATTTTTATTAAAAACAAATATACTTCAATTTTTATTTACATCCATATTCATATTAAATGACCCTGTATTCATATCACTATAATCTATTTCCATAAAATCATACTTTATCTTTTCATTCTCTAATTTCTTTTTTATCTTTTCAAAATTTATTTTTGTTTTATTAATTACATTATTCATAATATCTTTATTATTCTCAATCGTTTTTCTATTTTTTTTTATATCCATACCACCAGATTGCCCTTCACTATATAATTTATCATATAAATATTTTACTATGTCTATAGGTTCATTAAAAGAATCATCGTCCGTCATTATTCCTATAGGATTCGGTTTATAATCTGATACCAATGAATAATACCACCCATCATGATATGGATACTGTAATTCCAATTTATCACCTAAATTTTTCCATATATTTTGTGAATATAAATATTTCCCCTTTGATATATTTGATATCATACCACCAACAATTCTACAAATTCTAAAAAAATCATACTTTTTATGACACAGCCTTGTATCTATCCCAAAATCACATTTTATAACTTTAAACTCATTATTAACTATTTCATATTGTCCGTTATAATACATTTCCAATATACCCTTTTTAAATTCTAATGTTTCATATGTCTCTATTGTCTCTTCTCCTTCCAATAATTCATATTTATATAAATATCTCCTTGCCAACTTGTGTAAATGACGTTCTACCCTTTTTATCTTTTCTAAATGATTTACATTTTTTCTATCTAATACAGCTTTTTTAAATAATGCATTTTGATACAACTCAAAATCACTAAATTCCACATTTAATTCATAATCTTTAAATACACCATTTTCATTTAATGCAGTTTCTGGATTAATATGCGACCTCCCATAATCTATTATATGAGGAACTACACCAGTAATAATTTTTATTTTCTCACCTTTATATGTTATATTATACTCTTTTTCCTCCGTTAATTTTACAACTAATATATTTTTCGCATGTAAATCATAATGTGTAAAATCCATTTTATCTTGCGCTTCCTGTAATCCATATAATACTAATATCATCACATTTATTATATTTATCTCCCTCTCCAAACCTTCCCCAACTTTTAATTCTTCTATATAATCACTTAATGTTAACACCTGTTCTGTTTCTATATTTCTTATAAATTCATACAATAAATGTGTCTTTTTATTATATCTATTATCACATAACTCCACATCTTTTTCATTTACATCAATCTTGGGATCTAAACCACAAAAAAACCTACCATACATCACCGCAAAATAATCTATATTATAATCGACTCTTAATCTATTTAATGCTAAACCTACATAATATTCATATGATATTGGATCTGCAGTTTCCCTTAACGCTACCTTTACCAATAACTTTGATGTTTTATATTTCTTCGATAAAGTTTTTAAAATAAATATTCTCCCATTTGCAGAATTTATCGGTATAATCTTATCAATCTTAAATATATACTTTATCATTTTCTTATGATTTGTAAATATTTCCCTTAATATATCTATATATTTATTTACATCATCCTGTAAATAAAAAGTATCTGCATCATATAATATTATTAAAGGCCTAAGTATTTCAATCATATCATTAATTAAATCTATCATCTCATCTTTATTATTCTCTTTCTCTAATTTCTCTAACAAATAACCCAACTCGTATAATATAACACCCTTCCCTTTATCTACTGGTGTAGATATCTCCATCTCTGTTACACTTCTAACTGGTGACACTAATTCCATATCCACCGTTGGTGTATCTATACCTTTATCATTTTCTTCCATAATCCTTATATTAATCACATAAAAAAAATCTACTTATTAATCTTTAATTCTATTTATATATCACATTTTTTACAAAATTACGTTTTTTACAAAATTACATATATCTAAAACTTTTTTATTTATATATTACAATATGAAATCTAAATTTATTTTTTTAGGTTGTGGAGCAGTATCAAAATGTTGTATATATTACCTACCACAATTTTTTAAAATGGATTACAGTCAAGTTATTATAATTGATAAAGATAAAAATTCATTTAACTTCCCTACCATCAAAAATGCAATAAAAAGAGGTGCCAATATAATCCATTACACTATCACTAAATATAATATACAAACTCTTTTAGATAAAATTATAAAAGTTAATGAATACGATATTGTCATAGACTTAACAACTAATACTCCAACATATACTATCTTAAAAGAATGTCGTATTAGAAAATTATTATATATTAATACTTCCATAGAAGATGATAATCCATTAACTATTACTAAAAATTGCCCTATTAATAATAGCATTTTTCTACAACACATTAATCTATTAGCTATAACTAATAAAACATCAAATAACGATGATAATATAACTTCTATTGTAGAATTTGGTATGAACCCAGGTCTTATATCCGTCTTTGTTAAACAAGGTATAATTAATTTAACAAAAAATGTACTTAAATATCAAATCCGAAACAACTCTTTAAATAAACAACTTTTACGTTATTATAAAAATAAAGATCATAAAAATTTAGCACAACTATTAGATATTAAAGCTATTCATTGTTCAGAAATAGATACACAAATCCCCAAAAAAAAACCTAAACAACCATTTATAAATACATGGAGCGCTGTAGGTCTAATAACTGAAGGTATTGAACCAGCAGAAATTCAAATCGGAACTCATGAAAAAATTTTACCATTTAAAAAATCTAATGTATCACAAATTATACCACAACTCATTACAACTAAAACACCTGGAAAAGACATCCATATCAAATCTATAGTACCACTTAATATTAATCCTAATGGCGATGTAGAATTTACCTATATAGAAGGACGATGTATCCATCACGGCGAAGGTATTTCACTAAATAGATATATAGGGTCATTTCAATATTCTCCAACCATGCATTATGTCTATAAATTAAACCCTATCACTGATAAATTATTGGATAACTTTTCCGAACAACAACTTATTGATATTTCAGAAAATCCACAAAAATGGAAAGTACTTAATGTATACGAAGATAAATTACATGGTTACGATAACATCGGTGCATTATTCGTATTTGATAAAAATCCTATAACTAATGTCAAAGAACCATTTTCCTTTTGGACAGGATCTATATTACACACTGACTATACAAAAAATATATTAAAAGATAAATATTTCGGACCAACTATTATTCAAGTTATGGCTGGAATATTGTCAGGAATACATTGGATGATTAAAAATAAAAACTCTGGAATCACTTTCGGCGAAGACCTAGATGACAACTATATTATCAAATTATCAAAAAAATTCTTAGGAAAATATTACTCTGGTCCTGTTGATAAAAATTTCAAATTACAATCAACAACACTTGATAAACTCATTGTAAAAGGTTCTGATAAGACATACACTAACGTATCAGATTTGTAAAATAAGTACACTTTAAATAAAAAACATAAAAAAAATAAAATTTTTGTATTTTTTTTTTATTTTATTATTTTATAAATGGGGTGTGAAAGTATCATAAAAGTTTTCTTCCATATGACAAATACTATTAAATTATATCACTGGCAAACATCAAGTTATCCAAGACATAAAGCCACTTGTGATCTATTAGCAATAGTTTTACCATTAATTGATACATTTGTAGAAACTTATATGGGTAGATATCAACGACCAATGTTCGAATCCGGCTTTAAAATGACTATTCAAGAATTAAAAGACAACGATGACTCGGCACCATCACTTATTAAAGATTATATCTTTTATCTAAAAAATGACCTACCCAAATACCTCGAAGATAATGATACAGATTTACTAAATATTAGAGATGAACTTGTTTCAAATCTCAACAAAACACTTTATCTATTTACTCTACAATAAAAATTCGTGTATAGATTAAAAAAATCACTATTTAAAATTTACTATTTAAAAATAACATTTATTAAATAATAATGAGCCTTGATAATTTTAATTCTGATCTAGAAAAAATATTAACCGATTCTAGTATATTTTCATACTTTGTTTCCACAAATAAAAGTATTTATGAATTTATTAAAATATATATCGAAGTTGATAAAGTCCTAGGTGATACTAATATCAATTCCAATCTTGTATCAATTAAATTAGATGAAATTAAATCATCCTTACTTAACCATACACAACAAATATCTAGTTTATCTACTAATATTAACAATACTAATACTAATATCATCTCTATTCTTCAAAATAAACTAGATAATATTAAAGATATTACTAATAAAGAACTACAGATAATTTTTTCAGATTTACAAAAAATAATGATAGAAAATAATGATCAAAAAGAATTAAAAAACATTTTCGATAACTTTAAAGACCGTATTGAAATTCTTAATAATCAAAAATTAAATGACATTGATAAAAAAAATTTAGAAATTTTATCTCATATACAATCTACATTTGAAAAATCATTAGATTCTCATAATATTACTAATAAAATATTTTCTATTGAATCAACACTATCAAATATCAATGAAAATTTTTCCAATAACTCGTCTAAAAAAGGACAAGTAGCTGAAACTATTCTATTTAATATTCTTACTGAAAATTTCCAAGATACAGAAGTCATCGATACATCACATATTCCAAACTCTGGTGATATACAACTTATTAAAGATAATAAACCTACTATATTAATAGATTCTAAAAATTTTGGTAGTAAAACTGTACCTAAAAGAGACCTCGACAAATTTTATAATGATATCCAACAAAATAATTGTTCTGGAATATTATGTAATGCATTTGGTGGAATTGCTAATAAACAAAACTTTGAAATAGATATAGTCGACAAAAATATAATTGTCTTTATTCACTCACATCAATTTGACTCAAATATTTTTAAACTTGCAACAAATATAATATATAATCTACAACACGAATTAAAAGAAAAACAAAATGATACCATTAATATCGATCAAAGATTATTTCAAAATCTTAAAATAGAATATAATTATTATATTCAATCCTTCCGTCATCATTTAGATATCATTAAATCTAATGTCAATTCATTATCACAATTAAGCTTTACACTTTTAGATAACTTCTTTAAACGAAAAACTATTAATAATGTTGAACTTAAACAATTCAGTTGTCACATTTGCTCCACACAACTTTCAACTGAAAAAATATTGAAAAATCATATCAAACGTATTCATCCAAATTATACACCCAATGAAAACTTACCTCTAATAACCATTGACTCTAAACCTAAAGGACGACCAAAAGGCAAAACAACAAAAATTAACACTGACAACACTAACAACACTAATACTGACAACACTAACACTGTTAATATTAATACTAATAACATTAATTTAAATGACAACATTAGTGAAAAAAGTAATAGTAATAGTAATAGTGAAAAAAGTAGTGAAAATTAATAATTGTATCTTTCTAAAATAAAAATAGCCCTTTTTTAAAACCAGTTTACACTAGTTAATAAAAAAGGGCTATTTTTATTTTTTTTTTTGTTTTTATTTTTTTGTTTTTTTTTG